CAATCAGCTCGCCTTTGCAGTGGACGCATATTCTGGCCGCAATGTCATTTTGCTTTTGGCAATGTACGCAATCTTTGAACTCGAAGTAAAAGTCACATCGTTTGCGATTCGCGAATCCAGAACATCTTCTGGCGAATTCTGAGTTCATGGTTTTGCACTGAGGGCATTCGAAGATCAAATCCTTCTCTTCCCCAGGCTTCGGCTGAACAGCGTCGTTAATCACAGGGTCGTCAATATCCCTAAACCGGTCAAGATTCTTGGCATAATCCAAAACAAGTGCCGTCGATTTATCCGGATGAAGACGCAAGCAGCGCCCAATCGCCTGCATAAACAATGTAAGACTGGAGGTTGGACGAAGAAATACAGTGGTGCAAAAATACGGAACATCCACCCCCACCAACAAGCACGAAACCGAAACCAAGTACTTTATCTCTTTGTTGCGTGCCGCCGTTAAGATCTCATGACGCTCTCGGTCACTTGTGTCTCCTATAATCATTCGAGCTTGGCCAGGTGGGAGCGCCGCCATCGCCTCATGGCAATGCGGGATTGTGCTGCAGAAAATAAACGCGCCATTGCGATTAGCCATAATAGCCTGCACTTCTTGCAGGATGTTATACGTTAACCGCTTATTCTTGCTAACAATCGACTCTAGCGCATGCTGTTTAGCTGCGGCTGATTTCTGATGATGATAGTCCGACATATCGATGCTATTTTTAGACCGAACTCCAAACTCTGGTTTAGCTAGATAATTATTCTCAATAAGCCAGGATGTTGTGATATTGGCTACACTTTTTTTAAATAACGCATACTCGCCAACAATAGACTCAGAAGAGCCCCCGTCAAGGCGAAATGGGGTGCCTGTGAGCCCCAACAAACGCATCGACGGGTAAAGATGCTTATAGTGCCTAAGTATCCTCATAAAGGTGCTGCGTTCGTTTTTATAGGATATTCCGTGCGCCTCATCGACCAAAATTAGATTAAACAAACGATGGGATATAGGGTGGTTCCGCTTAATTGCAGCTATGACCGATTGCGGAGTAGCAAAAATCACACTGGTGTGGTGCTGCTTTTTATTAAGCGACGCGCAAAAAATGGAAGGCTCGCCACCTAATGACTCAAACGCCAAGGCATTGTTGCGCACAAGCTCCGCACTATTAACCAGGCAAAGTACATGCTTGCCTAAGTCTTGCATGCGTTTACAGACGGTGCCGGCGCAAATGGACTTACCGCCACCCACGCTCATTTCGAACAGAACCGGCTCGTCTGACGCCACAAGCGCCGCAAACGCTTCGTTTACGGCCTGTGATTGATACGGTCTAAGCTGCATTATTTTCGGGGGTGAAGTCAACTTCAATGCCATATTTCTCCAAAACACCCTCTGCCAATTGCTCTACCGGCCCATCTTTGACTTTTGAGTGCTTGCTGGCATACATGCCAACACCAAAAGCCACAGCGATTACCACTACGGCCGCGATTGGCCCTAGGTTTTTGAGTTTATTTAGCATCCTTTCCTCCTTCATGACAAATATCTCTAAACTTACACGTGCGACACGCAATATAAAAAGGCGAGCGATTAACGCGGTTTAACGGCTCATCGGCGTCGTGAACCAATAGGGCTCGAGCCTTAAGGCAGTCGTAATATTCTTGGTTAAACTCCACCTGTTCATCATGAAGCTCACTCGTATCTTTGTTTAAACAAATCAAATACGCAGTCTTTAAGCCAGACATGCCCATGTACGCCTGAACTTGCGCGTAATAAGCTTGAGACCACTTTTCTAAACCTTTGTTCACGAATATCTTGAAACTAGAGTCTCGCGCAGTCTTAATCTCAATAACAGCATCTTCGTCACTCCATATCGCATCGCAGTGCCCTTGGAAAAAAGGCAAGTCAGCATCAAAGTATTTTAGATGATGGTTCTGGGTGCATGGAGTAATTAATTTCATGCCGCTGTCAATTAATGCATCCACGACTAACGTCTCTAGGCGCTTGCCAATATTGAACGTGCGCTGGAGCTTGTTAGAAACAGGAGAGCCCTGGAAGCCCTGGTATTTATACCAGACCTTCCGCAAGCACTCTGAACCAATGTCACTAGCCCCGATATAATCTCGGAGGGTTTCACGTGAAACATTTATTGATTCCTCTACCTTCTTTGTCAAACGTCCTGTTTTCATCCACCCTTCCTTAGTGATTATTGTTTATCCAGATTTTTGGCTAACTGTATAACCGCCCCTTTAATTTCATCAGAATAGTTTTGTGTCGCACATTGAAGCTCATGGAAATTGACAGCATCAAACCATTCGACTTTATAAAGAAAGCCGTAACTACGCTTCCCATCAACTTTAATTAGGGTAGGTTTATCATTTACCTCGTACGTCACATCCTCCACTGCAAGCATAGCTGCCGTGCCGGAAGCTTCCACGTTCATAACGCCGTACACGCACACAGCCAGATTCCTATACGCAAAGAAGTTAAGTGCCCCTGACCATCCCTTCTCAGGGTCATAAGAACCCTGCGGAGCCGCGCCCAAAGGTTGTACACCCGGCGCATATTGCAACTTACCTTTGGACTCTGTACCTGGAAATTCAAAAGCTAGCTTTAAATCCTGTACCGATTTTCGCAAATGCGTTGAGCTGGCGTTTTGATTACTGGCGTATAACTTAATGTCATGCGTAGCGGTGCTCTTCATGGCCAACAACTCTGCTATGTAGGGGTCGACTTTTTCAGCATAACCGAGCGATTCGCGTTGCTTAATCTCAGATAGTCCCTGCTTGAGAAACTCTTCGGGGAGACCTAGCTGTGAGCGGGGCACAATTTGTATGCCGGATTTAGGTAGAGGCAAACCCAGCTCGGCTAAAATTTGTTCGTTAGCTTTTACTTGCTCGGCACGCTACGCGGGAGTAAAGGCGCAAGCAGTTAGCGATAGAGATGATAATAATAATGCTGCTGATAATTTTATTTTCATAATTAAATCCACCCATCAATAATACTGCAGAACATAGAATTGGTTTGCGCAAATGGTGCTGTTTTAGAAATGTCATATTGGTAATGAATCCCATAAACAATCCATAGATTTTTAGGGTCGCCTTCACCCCAATGTATGGCATGCGACCGCCATGTGTATTCCCATCCTGTATCAATTGCATGCCTCTGTCCAAAAGGTGAATGATGAATACTGATGACTCGCCACGTGTTGTAATGCCCGCGCCACCATGTGATTGACTCATTGTTAAGGCAATTAGCGCGACTATGCACCGTCCTCCCAAAAATCCCTGCATGCGCCGAAGACGCTAACAGCGCCGCGCATGCAAGGGTTATTATTTTCTTCACATCAACCCCTCCACTTTTTGTATGATTTTAAAACGGCACGTCATCCGAAGCTAAAAAATCATCATCCATATCCACTTTATTTCTCTGTAACGCGCTTTGCGCTGGCTCAATCATCTTGTGCTCAACTTTCGTGCCCACCTCTTCCTGGAAACCTACAGAAGAGTAAACCTCTGACACAAAATTACCCTCCATCATGCCGGAGCCGTCTTTTTTGAGCAGCGACCATTCCCGAATCTTCACGCCAAGAACCATCCCAACCATCGGCATTAAATCTTGCGAAGTGGGAGCCTCACCATGGGATGGTTTAAACTTGCATAAATCCATTACCAATTTAAGCATGTTAAGGTTTCGGTCAATTGCTTCGGGCTTCCCTGCAAAGCATTTCAATTTTTGTGTCACCTGTCTGTTTTTAAATTCTCCTTGGGTCAACTTCCATGTTATTTGGTAGAATTTCTTAGTATCTTCATAGCTAGAATCAGCATTCTCAATCACCTCAAACGCATGAATAGCGGCCAGCGCCATCGTGCCTTCCGGAATTACTGAGAACTCAGGCAAAGCCGCATCTTCAAGCTTTCCGGTGATAGGTTTACCGCTTTTTGATTGCCAAAATGACATCTTATTCCCCTTCGTTATAGTTTTTTATCGTCTCGACCACATACTTCAAGTCGTTGTCTATCAATGGCTCATCAAAACAACCCATCGGGCTCTTCGATACACACCGCCCTTCATTTTGCGTTCTAAATTTATACGCCCCATCCAGCACCACAGAGTGCAAGACTGTTGAAAACATACCCTCTATGCATACTTTATCATCAAGCATCTTACCAATGGTCTTAGGTCTTGACACCCCAGACGCGTCGATATCATTGTGACAAATGACAATGGAGTGCAAATCATCTCGCAACTTGGAGAGCTCATTAATGACCAGCCAAGCGTTACGCGCAATCTCGGAAAAGCGCTCATAGCCCTTTTCGCACGCACGGCGCATAAACTCATTAGCCATCAAGTAATTAAAGTCATCAAGCACGATGGTTGTAATCTCAGGACGGCTATCATTAACCATGCGTATGCATTTAATGACTTTTTGCCACTCATCTGAGGCAAAATAGTGACCTTTGTTGTCATTCCATCCCGTGATGGCGGTGTATTTCTTTGAGCCTCCCCGAAAAGGTAAAGGCTTGGGGATTACTCCAATAATAAACGTGGATTCAGCATCCAGCGTTCTGATACCACTACTCTTCCCTGAGCCGCTAGGGCCCAATATCAGTACTGAGCTCATCATCATCCTCATACGTTATAACTCACAAGCACGTTCGCCTTACCTGGCTTCTTGGTAATTAAAGCAAGTAAAGACTCACGCACGGACGCTGGAGCGCGCATCAAATAATCTTCACATAATCGTTTATCAATCGTGTAGGATACCTTGGGCACAACAGGATTGAATTGCTCAGGCAGATAAACCTCGTTGCTCTCGTACTTCTTTTTATCTAAACTATACACCATGGGCGTTTTAACCGTCACCTTACGCAGCCCCACTGTATAAGTACGTTCGCCTTCATGCTCATGGCCGATAGCTGAAATAATGCACTCCGTTAATGCTTCTTTCTCAGCCAGTAACTTGGCTAGTTGCTTGTTTACCTGCTCCAATCTAACAATACTGCTATCAAGTACTTCAGCTCTGTCATTTACTTCAATCTGTTGTCTCATGGTTATCCTCTTTACATTAAGTTGTCTACGCGGGATAGCGTGCAACTATATTAGCAACCCATTGCTACAATGTCAACACTTTGATACACTATAATTTTTACGAGGTAAGATATGACGATTGAGGAATTAAGGGCGTACTACGGAAACTGCAATCAGTTTGGGAAGCGAACCAAGATGTCTACAAGTAGTTTTCTGAATTGGGTGAGATGGGGTTATATTCCTATTGCGAGTCAGTATAAGCTTGAGATTTTAACTGAGGGCGAGTTGATTGCTCGGGTATCAGACACACCGCTTCAGGAGCAGATTAGGAGGGATATTAATGCGTAGACTTTTGTTGTTGGGGGTTGTGGCGGCTTTGGTGGGTTGTAGTGAGCCAGCTCCTCGCGTTCATACGGAAATTAAAGAGGATGGGACGAAGGTAGAGTATGTAGAAAGACAAGGCTCCGGTGGTGGCATGATGGAGCACATGGCTGGGGCCGCGGTAGCGGGTGCGGCAGCGGGTGCTGCTGGTGCGGCTGCGCACAGGGTAACCGACCATGCAATCAATCGCTTTCAAGAGCGTAGAGAGCAGCG